ATGAATGTAACCAGATATAAAATCGCCACCCAACCAAACAACAACGTCTTTGATGTGGACATCTTTGCTTTCCTTGTCTATTAACTTGACAATGTTTTGAAATATAGCTATCGAGCGTTTCTCTGCAATCTTCAAATTGTATTCGTTAAATCCATTGACTTGCCCACGTCTCACATTCTCTTCAATGTGCCAATCCGATAATGAAATGATTGGCGTTCCCATGTTTTTTGAGCCACTCGATTTCTCAAATTTGATTTCCAGAGTGTCGCTCTTTTCTTTGATAGCTAATAAATCGTCATAGGCCTGCTCGGTCGCTTCTAATTTACTCAGCAAATATTCGTTTTTCTTTTTAACGTCATTTAGTTGAGCCGCCAATGCTTTGTTTTTTCTGTCTTCTTGAATGACAACGCCAATGTCTTTTGCCTTTTCAATTGGTTGCTCAATCTTTGGCAATGGATTATCTCTAAAAAATGCTTTTATGCCTGCTCTAATTCCCTCGACTCCAGTTGTGCCAAGTTCTTTTGGATAACTTTCCTTTAATAGTTGAGCAAAATGTGTTTGATTTCGGCCAAGTTTCTCGAATGAATCGAGGTTAGCAACAATAAATTTTTCGTATTTCATGTCTTTAGGTTCTAATTTTGTGCAAATTAGCAATTATTTTAACAACAACAAATTAGCCAAGCAACGAATAGAACTCATTGAAATGCTGAATCCTATCTTCGAGACCAATTGTCCCGCCATTGACACGCTTAGTGATTGATTTTACAACCGCATCTGTTGCGCCTTTGTCTGCTATTGAGTTCAATCCATTTTTATCCCAAAACCATGCTGCGGATGCCAATGGATATTTGCTTGCGACCAATTCTGGATTGGCCATAATGTCTTCTGGAACGCTTTTGTCAAACTCTAAATAATTAACTTTGCCAGTTAGCTGAATAAATCCTCTGCCTAAATATTTAAACCCATCTTTGGACGCTTCATTTCCATTGCCCATTCTATTGGCGTAAACCTTTGACGCAATTCGCTCTGGTTGCCTTGCATAATCTTTGGCAGATTCTAAAGTCGGAAAGTATTTTTTGAATGTTTTGTTTAATCCCTCAGCCGAATAGTTTAAATTTTCTTTGACTGCTCTAAAATTAGCCGACTCATGGCCACACTGAGCCAAAAAATGCGAAAGCCTTAACAATGTATTTACTTTGTAATTACTTTGAATGAATGAAATCTGAGCAATGACCGAGTCTGGGACATGCCCTTTCAGTTTTGCTAAATTCATTATTTACCCTCTTTGAAAAATTGCTTGAATAGGCTTTTGCCAGTCATGTCCTTTAGGTTTTCGTCTAAAGACTTTAACTCTATGAACGCAATAAGACCAGAGACAATTTTCATGACCTCAATAGTTGGCAAAAAGTGTTTCTGAAAAATGTGTGCGGCTAAGATTGCTAACATGTAGCCCATCCCTTTGGTAATCGTTGGCCTCATTTTACGACTTGTAATGGCTTCGCCTCTTTTATGAGCGGCAACCATACCAGTGACAAAATCAATTAGCACCAGAAAGCTAATACCCATCATAACCGAGAAAGTCGGAGCAAAATAGGTAACTAAATAAATGATAATAACATCTAAACTTCTAACAAACCAATTTTTCATAATAAACACTCATCTGCTGCATTAATTATTCTGGCCATGTCCTCAAATACTAAAGTCGCATTTGCGGGATTCAAGTTCGAATAATCGCTTTGTCCATAAACTTTCAAACTCCAAAACCCAGTCGGCAAATCCACATTCACAATGAATGAATAAAAATCGCACTCAACCGCAGTGAATACATCAATAAACTCATCGCATCCATTATTCCTTGTAAATTGGAATAAATAAAAGCTAAATGATTCCTCTAAAAATAGAGTTACTTTTGTGTCGATATTTGCGTCAATAACTACCACTCTGTCATTAAAAAATCATTGTCCTCAGTTACGATAAAATCGCATTTTTGGGTAACTATATAATCACTATAATTGACCTTTACTTCAACGTCATTGTCATAAAGGAACGTTGCTAAACTCGGGTCTAAATTAGTTGGGCTTGCTTGTCCAAAAATATTAACATCCCAAATACCCAACTCAATGTCTTCAATTAAAACAAAACAAAAGTCATCGCATGGGATTGTTTCGTATATGCTTTTTTCAATTATACCATCTTTAATAAACACGAATAAATAGTAATCATGTACGCTTGGCAATGATATACTTATTTCGCTCGTTGTATTTTGATAGATTGTTAACATTATGATATGCTCCAGTTTTCTAAGTTTTTAGTATTATCGCAGTTATTGCACGATGCTTGGTCGTATAATGGATTCAAATTTTCGTTTAGCTTTAGCCATTCGAACATTTCCCTTGCATAATTTTTAGCAATCTGTCTCCAGTAACTTGCTTGCTTTTCGTTGGTGTCAAAGTCCACAAATTCGCTTTCGTCAGTTACTTTTCTGACAACGCTTTCCTTTGTAACTTGCACTGGATGGAAAAACAAAAAGTCTCCAAACGCATAGCAAACATGCACCTTCCTTAAATAGCACAATAATTCCTCATTTGCAATGCTTATATCTTCGTCTGTTATTTGTTGGCATAACTCATCGAATAAATCTTGACAAAGCAATTGATTAATGTATGTTATTTGTGTGTTCTTAATAGCAATTTCAATGTCCTCGCTCTCAATATTTCTTGAAAGTGGGACTATGCCATAAAAATCTGTTTGTGTTATAAATTGACAACTGCAACAAGCCATTATTTTACTGGATTAATAGGTGTAACAACTGGCGCAGACGTTGGCTTTGCACCAATCAATCCCGCTAAACTTCTTATTTCTGCCTCAGACATTGACTCCAATACTTTGTTTGCAACCAATGGCGACAATGCGTTAATATTATCAATGATGTTATTTGCCGCAGTATTCAGTTTGACTTCTTTAGCGCCGTAACCAAATGCGTCTCTGATTTCCTCTTCTGTAAATGCCCCTGCAAATGACTCAGCAACAAAAGCCAATGGAATTGAGTTGCTTACTTTTATAATTGTGCCATCGTAACCATCCATTAATTTAGCCAATGCGTTCATTTCGTACATTAACAAATTTTGGTCGTGTTTGATGACTGCATTCTGGTAATAAATTGATGAATCTGCAATTTCTTTTGCCGTTCCTAATTTGCCAGATACTTGAATTCCTGCCAATATAGATGGAACTTGAAATGCGGTTGCAATGTGGTCTCTAATTAAATTGGAAAGTGTAATGTACATTTCGTGAGACGTACTCTGGCTAAATGGAATAATTTGTATTGACCCCTCTTTTGATGAGCCATCCAAAATCGCAAATTTACCGCCATTATCTGCGCCAGTTAATCTGTCAGAAATATAATCCCTCAAAGAGTCTTTCATATCCTTGCCATTCTCATCCACGCCAGTCAATTTGTATGGCACATAAACAATGAATGCAGGCGCAAACGAATTGTCCACGTTGTTAGCGTGGAAATTTTGAATCTGGCCATCCGCATAAATCCATTTCAATGCAGACGCATATTTTGGCTGCGAATAATACACTTGGCCTGGCTTGTATCTGCGAATATATTTAAGCGTTCCATTCCATTTGCTGAAATCTTCAAATAAAGATTGCTCAACAAAATTTGAAATTTTGGCTTTTGTTTCAATGTCATTATATAAATCAATCGGAACGGCTTTGTATCTTCTGTCTTTTGTTTCTTGTTGCCAGTTACTTGACAACTTGGCGAATGTTATTTCAAAATCTTTATTCGGAATACCCAAACGAATGGTTGAAAAATCCTGCGACTTAACACTTTTTAAATAGCCATTCAAATCCCATTTCATAATCAATCCTAAACTTTCAAAATAAGCCATATCGTAGCATATTCTTTGATAAGATGACTCGTTAAAAATCTCGCTTAATCTTTTAGAAAAATCTGTTTCCTCGCCAGTCGGAGTTTCAAAATATAATCCATCCCCATACAAAAATTTTGCGTGTGTTTCAACGCAAGCATTTGCAATTGGAGACGATTGGACTGCTTTAATTAATTCCTGCGGAAAGTTATTGTCTTTGCCATAGCGAACAATTTTGTTTGCGGTGTCATCGGTTTGATTAAAAACAGATAAATCCGCAGGCGCTTTCGCCGAAAACATGAAATAATTGTCCGAAATTTGAGTTAGTTCCATTTTTACAAATTTACTTTTTATTTTAAATAACTATTTGCAATATATTTACAAATCAAAGTGATTAGCAACGTCAATTGTCTTAAAATCTTTGAAATGTATCATTTCGCCAGTGTCATCAAATCTATTCCAGATGTTATATTGCCCATCGAATGCGCTTGACGATGACGAGTTTCTCAGCTTGCGTTCAATATTATTGCGGACAAACGAATAGTGGTGCATTCTAAGCCATTCAATTTGCTTATGTTTGGCGTAAGTATTTGTCCGCCTTGTTGGGTCTGCAAAGGCAGGATATTTTTTGTCGAAACACATGATTGTTTCCTTGTAAATCTTATGAATAAAAGGAACGAAATAGTCTTCGTCTGGCGATAGTTGTTTTGTTGGGTATTTATAATAGGTTTTTAGCCTGCAATAGCTTGCATCCAGTTCCGCAATATAAACTTGCTCTTTTGCTCGCTCAAAATCCTCGCTAAAATACATCTCATCGCAGTCCATTTGAATGAAATGGGTGCAACCAACGCTCTTTGCAGTTTGCAAACCTATATTTCGTTTGATGGTTTCATTCCACTGAGCGGTTTGCTCAAGCGCAGGAATGTAAAAATTTGTAAAATCAATCAATTCGTGTGGCAAAGTTGGCTCATATAATTCGCCAGAGTTGCTTACGTTTTGGTAAACAACAATAACAACGTCCAAATGTGGTTTGATTAACTCAATAGAACGGCGCAAATGCTCATCGCCATCCCAAACATTCCAAATGCCTGCAAGTTTATTCATAATTCGAGACTATTAAATCAATAAAGTAATTAAATGAGGCCACAATTAAGATGGTTGGAATAATGTCAACGCTTATCCCAAACAAAAGCGAATGCCAAACCAATGTATGCAGTGAGGCCATACAAGTTAAACACAAACAAATGGGCTTTCCAAATATCTTTGGTAATTTATCCGCAAATCTTTGGACAAAATATAAAATATTCCCATGCCTTGTTGACCGATAAAAGCCAAAACATAGCAAACTAATAACAATAGAGTTGTATATCATACAAAAAGTAGTTTCATTTCGTTTGGAACGTATTGCGGAAATATAAATTCATGCGGATGCTTGCTCATTAAATAGATAATGTTTTTCTTTTGCTGCTCCCACTTTTTATTGTTGCCATAGTTCTTTGTCCTATCAAAATCTGAATGCGGAATGTATCGCATTGATTTAATAAAGTTCTTTTGAATCCCATTTCTGGTCAAAGAAATATATAAATCGGAATCCTCTCCGCCATAGCCTTTGATATTTTCGTCATAACCCATAAAATCTGAGCGTTTGACAATGCAATTGCCCGAACAATCTGGCTCTCCAGTATAGTAATTGCCGTCTTTTAAATCTAATTTATTGAAAAAATTTGAGTCAAGCAAAGTGTCCGCATCGCAAAAGAAAATCCATTCCTCGTTAGTTTCAGCAACCCCCAAGTTTCTGGCCTTTGATAAATGAAAGTCTTTTGCGGCCGTCAAGCATGAGCGGATTTTGTTAGTTTGGCAATATCTAAATGCCATTTCATCGCCGTAACAAACAACGAATATCTTTGATTTGTCTTTGATAGTTGCAATGCACTTTTTTAAATGCAGCAATCTATCTTTGCAAGTTATAATTATATCCATAAAATTCCAATTCCGCCCCAGT